GCGAATTGGGCTTTAGTGTATATACGATTGACAATTTAACTGAATTCAAGAAATATATGCCGTATGTAAAAGCTATTATATCAAATCAGATTAGCACAGTTGATGCAATTGTTTCTTAAAGGTCACTATAAATCACTAACATAGGGCGCGGAATTTCGCGCCCGTCTCCGATTTATTTACAAGCCAAAGGGGAGGACATATGTATATTGTAATCGAACTGCAGACGACCGGAGACCAGGTCGGCACAATCGTAAATGCCTACTCCGCAAGGGGGCAGGCAGAATCACGCTACCACACGATCCTTGCGGCGGCGGCGATCTCCGAAGTTGAGACACACGGCGCGGTGATGCTGACCGAAGAGGGGCAGCTTCTGCTCCGGGGATGCTACCACCACGGGAGACCAGTCGATACATCTGACGATGTAGTGATCGGAGGCGAAGAGTGATGGACATGACCACACTTATCGTAGCTATGAGCATCCCGTCAGCGATCACGGGCTTTTGCTTCTGGCTGATCGAACGGAAAATCCAGAAGACAGACGAGCAGCACAAGCGTGAGCGGGAAGAGCGACAGAAGGAACTGGACAGGCGCGACGAACAAAGACGTGAATACGAAATGTGCCAGCTCAACATGGTGGTCGCGTCCATGGCGCTTGCCGAAGCGACAGCCAAAGCTGTCCAGCGCATCCCAGAAGCACACTGTAACGGTGACATGGACGCGGCGATAGACTATGCCACGAAGGTCAAGAACGATCAGAAGGAGTTCTTGAGGCGGCAGGCTATCGCAAACATTGACTTTTAAAGGGGGAACATATGACCAAACAGGACATTGTACGGAAACTGACGTCAAGGAAATTCTGGCTTGCGGTGATCGGCTTCGTGACGCCGCTGATGGTGGCTGCAGGCTTCGGTGAGGGAGACGTGGCGCAGGCATCCGCAATCATCATGGCGGGCGGCACTTTGATTGCCTACATCATCGGCGAGGGGCTCGTTGATGCGTCCAGAGCCGGACAGGACGATGATTTCATCGTGGTAAAGGATGACAACAATGACGTTTAAAAAGTACACTCTGACGTCCACGCAGATCACCAAGATTGCGCGGCTCTGCGTCCAAGAGCAGGGCAATATCAAAGGCGTCCGGGCTGAGGCGTCCCTCATGGCAGATCAGCTGGAGACCAACGCGGCGCGACAGAAGAAGTACGGCACTGACGGAAACGGGCTGTATAACTGGGTCCGTAACGGCGGCTGGTTCTATCGCGCCGCGTACTACATGGACAACGGGAGCGCATCCGCAGAAGCTGTGGCTGCTGTCAAGGACGTGCTGTGCAAAGGGAACAGATTCTTCCCGCAGTACGTCGATGAGCATGACTGCATCAGCGATATATCCTCTATTTCCACCGGTTCGAAGTACAACCGGGAAGACTACGTGCAAGGGAAGACCATCATCAAAAACAGATACGGTTCCACGTACACTTTCTGGTCCTTCCCCGCACCTGGATGCGATCCCTTCGGCTACACCGCGGAGGCGTACAAGTATGTCAAGGACCACGGCGGGGATGTGCCTGAGCCAGCCGCGAAAGTCAAGGTCACGGTATCGCTGCCGGAGATCTCCGAAGGCGATGAGGGCGACGCGGTGACAATCTGGCAGATCATCTGCGGTGCAGATCCTGACGGGGATTTCGGACCGAATACGCGAAAGGCTACAAAGTCATGGCAGAAGTCGCACGGGCTGACAGCGGACGGGATCGTAGGCGCGGCGTCATGGAAGAAGGGATTGAACTCAATCTGATAGGGGCGGGAAACCGCCTCTTTTTTTATGCCAAAAAGCGACACAAAAAACGACACAAAACTGTGCCAAACGTGTCATTTTTGTGTCAGATGTGTCATAAACAAGCAAAAAGAAAAATCCCGCGGACCATTGGAAATACTGCATTTCCTTGGCTTTGCGGGATTCTTTCTATAGCGGAGAGGATGGGATTCGAACCAATTCCCAAAACGCGATCCGTCCGCATAAATAAAGGGTGTGTTTGATCGAGTGACACAATTATTGACACATAATGGTACTTAAGGCGCCTCGGACATCTTCCGCATGATCGGTGATCGCATGTCGATAGACTCTTTTCATCACGGAATCTGTCTCGTGTCCGGACATCTTTATGATCTCAGCATCTGACAGTTTCAGGACGTCATGGCAGTAGGACACGAAAAAGTGGCGGCAATCGTGGAGACGAAACCGCTGATCTTCTGGTATGCCGGCGCGCCGGAGCAGATCAGGAAAAGCGTCTGACCATGCCTTCGGTGTCATGTCTGTGGCACGGCCCTGATCGCGGATCAGATCGGCGATGCGGTGCGGAATCGGAATGAAGCGGTCGCCGGCGCGTGACTTCGGCGGCTTGACGTGGAGCTTGCCGTTGCCGTCCAAAGCGATAGCGCGGCGCACATGGAGTATGTCACCGTCCAGATCCTCTGCCGTCACTGCGCAGACCTCACCACAGCGCAGACCGAACACCGCAAGCGCGAAGGGTACTTCATAACGCGTTCCTGCGGCGGTCTGCGCGACTTGCTTTACTAGGTCCTCGGACGGAACACGGATCTCGTGCGGGACCTGCTTCGGCATCTGGAGAGGCGGGATCCGGATCCCTTCCGACGACATCACGGTGGAAATGAATCCGATCCAGTTTTTGATCGTCTTCGGGGACTTGCCAGCTGCGGACATGGTCAGGATGATATTTTGCAGATCGGACTTCGTGATCCGGTCGATCTGACGCGCACAGAATACCGCGTGCTCTTCCTGCAGTGACCTGAGATAAGATTTATATCCTCTGATGGTGCTCGGGCTGAGTGTTTGAGCGGAGCGGCTCAGAAAGCGTTCTGCGGCGGCTGAGAAGGCCATTGATTCGACGGCGACCTTATGTGCATTGAGGTAGTCGTCTGCCAGATTGCGCACTTCCGCCTTCGATCGGGCCGTGAACCGCTTATAATGCCGCTTGCCGTCGATGCCTGGAATCGCGACCAGAGTGGAATACTTGCCTGATTTCGTGCGGGTGATCTTCATGGTTCCGCTTTTCTCCTCTCATACTCATCTAATACTTTATCGTTGTGATCCCATATCTGCACCAGCGTCATGCCGGCGTACTTCTGCTCATACTTGCGGAGCTTCTTCCGGATCCGCTTCAGTTCCTCGGACACCTCGCGCCTGATCTCTTTCGCGTGGGCATCCGACTCGATCTGCTGGACGTCGGTTTTCTCCCAGTCTTTGCGGCGGATGTGGTCGAGCGCGTGGTCATAGGCTTTCATGAGAGCGGCGTGGTTATAACGAGCGTTCAGAAAGATCGTGTGCGATCCGTCCGGATTCTCGCTGATCTGTTCCGTGATCCCGATCTCCATGTCCATGACCACGATATTGATCACGTGGCCGTCGATCTCAATAGTCATCGTCTTCCGGATGCTCCAGTTTATAGAGCTGCTTCATCATGTCGTAGTGGGCGCGGAATTTTTCCGGCTCCATGTTGCGTTTCATGTGGAAGAGCGCGCGCATCTCCGGATCGTCAAACATTTCCTGTGCGAGTTTGGCGGTTTCGGGATCGGTATAATAGACCGCGCTGCTGTCGCTCTGACTTTCCACGAGGTCACTTTTCTGGACGCCGAAATACTGCGCCATCTTCTCGATCTTATCGATCCGAGGGTATGTTCTGCCATTGATCCAGTCTGTCAGTGAGGAGTATGGTACGCCGATGGCTTTTGCGAAGTCGTGCCGGGAAATTCCCAGTTCATCGAGATGTCGCTGTATGTTAAGGCCCATCACTTTTTTATTGCCGAGCATGTCTTTTCCTCCGTTTCTCTCCCCTGCTCTTAATATAATGAAAATATCGGGTAAAATCAATATAATAACGGTTTTACCGTTGACGAAAACGGTTTAACCGTTTACTATAAGCGTTGGGGAAATTTATAGGAAGGAGGTGAAAAAGTGGCGATCACACTGAAAGCGGCCCGCGTCAATGCCGGCCTGACCCAGAAAGAAGCGGCTGAAAAGCTGGGAATCGCGCTCGATACGCTAATCAATTACGAAGCCGGTAGGACTTTCCCGGCGGTTCCCACAATCCAGAAAATCGAAAGCCTGTATCATGTGTCATACAATGACATCAATTTTTTGTGCCTTGACAAAACGGTTTAACCGTTACGGAGGAAACGATGAAAAGCACAATCATCCGCGCCGCACTGATCACAGCCGGATACGACGGACGACAGGCAGACTTCTGCCGGATCGCACGGATCCCGCTGCGGACCTTTTACCGGCGCATCAGAGATCCGGACTCGCTGACCGTAGGGGAGCTGCGGCGAATTGACCGGACGGCACACATTGAAGACAAGGATCTGCTCAAGTTAATAAGGGGGAAAACATGAAGGATATTATTTTACCAGAGTATATCGAGATGAGGAAGAAACACAGAAGGCGTCTCAGCAAAAGGAAAAACCGCATCCTGTACGGGATCACGGGTGCTGCCGGCGGAGGAATGTGGCTCGCCTGCAACGCGATCGCGAACGACTGCACGGACGCATGGACAAATATCGTCCTTCTGCTCGCTTCGCTTTGGATCACCGTTTTCATCGCAGCTAATGAGAGGAGGTTTCCGCGATGACAGAAGCAACAATCACGATTCCATTTGAGTTATACAACGAACTGATTGTAAAGGCCACAGCTTTCGATCTTGCCATAGAGATGACGCAGGACGAGAGCATGGAGTATAAGATTTCGGATTTTTTCAAATTTTTGGGACGGAGGCAAGAAGCAAATGATCTATGACGACATCCCCGCAGTCCGCAGGTCGGATCTGTGGGAGCTCAGGAAAAGCCCGCTGCACTATCTGTATGCGGTCAAACATGAAAGCGAGCCGACGCCCGCGCTGCGATTCGGGACGGCGGCTCACAAATACATACTGGAAACAGATGATTTCTGGAAGGCTTACATCCTTGAGCCGGAGGTGGACCGGCGGACGAAGGACGGAAAAGCGACCTGGTATCAGTTCCAGACCGAACTCGCCGAGACCGGAAAAGCATCTGTATCCGCATCCGATTATATCACGATCGGAAAGATGGATGAAGCGATTCGGGCAAATAAGACGGCAGCGGCGTTGCTCAAGAACGGACGTCACGAGGTGCCGATCGCGTGGACCGACAGCGAGACCGGAGAACTGTGCAAGTGCCGGCCGGACTGCCTGACCACGTACAACGGCCAGAAGTACATAGTGGACTACAAGACCACACAGAGCTGCGAAGACGGACACTTCGAACGGTCGTGCAGAATGTATGGATATAAGTTACAGGCGGCCATGTACAGCGAAGGCGTCTTCAACGATCTGCTGGAGCCGTATAAGTTCGCGTTCGTGGCGCAGGAGAAGAATCCGCCGTACGCGGTGCGCGTCTATTTCTGTGATCAGGGCTTTATCGATGAAGGAATGGAGATCTTCCGCGACCTGATCGGGATCTATCACAAGTGCAAAGAGTCCGGCATCTGGCCGGGATACGAAGACAGGGAGCTGATCGGCGATGAGTGATATTAGTGGCATGAAATTCGGCAGACTTACGGCAATAAAAATCGTCGGCAAGACAACAGACAACAGACAACAGACCGGCGTGGTTGTGCATTTGTGAATGTGGGAATGATGCGGTCGTCTCCGAACACAATTTGAAACGGGGCACAACAAGATCATGCGGATGCTATAAGCGGGACGCCCATTATAAATCCCACTATAAGCACGGAATGTGCAAAACGCGACTGTACCGCATATGGACAAATATGCGTTCCAGATGCGATCGACCTAATAATGACAACTACAAATGGTATGGTGGCAGAGGCATTGGTTACGACAACGAGTGGACTGTCTTTTCCACTTTTGCGGAATGGGCGCTGTCACATGGATACGACGACAGACTCGAGCTTGACCGTATAGATACTGATGGAGACTATGGACCGACGAATTGCCGCTTCGTCGCGCATAAAGAGAATTGCAATAACAGGAGGAGCTGTCATGCCAAAAACACACTGGCGGTCACTCTGTGACCCTAATTATCTCGGCTCGTATGCGTTCCAGCCGGGAGAGGAGAAAACCGTCACCATCAAAGAGGTGAAGCGCGAGATCGTCCAGAACCAGAACGGGAAGGAAGACTGTACGGTCGCCTATTTCGAAGAGGACATAAAGCCGCTGATTCTGAACAAAACCAACGCCGACGCGATTGCGAAAGCATGGGGAACGCCTTACATCGAAGACTGGTCCGGGAAAAAGATCGTCCTGAAGGTTAAAAAGGTGTCAGCGTTCGGGGAGATGGTCGACGCGGTCCGCGTATCAAAGGATCGTCCGGTCGAGGAAACAATACTCTGTGAAATCTGCGGAAGCGTGATCAGACCTGTGTCCGGGAAGACGGCGCAGGCGATCGCAACCGCCACAAAAACTAAATATGGAAAAACTATCTGTTTAGACTGCGCAAAGAAGGAGGCAAACAATGTCGAATGAATTAAATGTCCACAATCTTGTACTCGATGACAACACTTTCGAGGTACTTCCTGACGGTGACTACCGCTTTACGGTCGCATCGCATGAACTTGGATACGCGTCCTCGGACAAACTGCCGCCGAACACGCAGCAGATCACGTGCCATCTGGAGATCCCGATCATCAAAGACGGCGAAGTCAAAACGGTCACGGTCAAGAATAACTTTAACGTATACAAAAAGGCGCTATTCGCGATCCGGCAGTTCGCCGAAGCGATCGGTCTCTGCGCAGAGAAGGGCAAGTTTACATTTGACGTAGACAAGATCGACGGGAAGACCGGTGTCTGCTCACTGACCACACATGAGAGCGCGAACGGCAACGAGTACAACCGCGTGCAGAATTTCTACCCGCCGTCAAAAGTACCTGCAGCGACCGCAAATGATGACGCATGGCAGAAGAAAGACGATTTCATGCCGGCTCCGGAGGGCATCCTCGATGACATCTTATAAGCTGCGGCCGTACCAGATCGAGGCCATCAATGCGATCAATGAGAAATGGCAAGAATGGAATCGCGAGCTGCTGGTTCTTCCGACCGGATGCGGGAAGACGGTGGTCTTTAATACGATCGCGTACTGGCGCCCTGATCCGACGCTGATCCTCGCGCACAGGGACGAACTGATCGAGCAGGCGCGCGACAAGTACAGCGGGATGTTTGACGAGATGCCGGGAAAGATCAAGGCGGGTGAGGAGGTGATCAAGCGCGTCACGGTCGGATCCGTGCAGACCATGTGCCGGCGAGATTATTCGGGGCAATTCGGAACAGTGATCGTGGACGAAGCGCATCACGCGATTTCACCGTCGTATCAGACGGTGCTCGGCCAATTCCCTAATGCGAAGGTGCTCGGAGTTACTGCGACACCTGACCGTGGAGACAAAAAGAGTTTAGCCAGGTATTTCGACGGCATCGCTTATGAGTACGCCCTGAAAACGGCCGTCACGGAAGGTTACCTGTGCCCGATCACGGCACGGACGATCCCGCTGCAGATCGACCTGTCAGAGACAAAGGTGTCCATGGGCGATTTCGAGGTGACGTCGATCGGCGAGACGCTGGAGCCGTATCTGCCACAGATCGCGGAGGCGATCAGCCTCTATGCGAGCGCAAGAAAGACTGTCGTCTTTTGTCCGCTGATCAGTATCGCTCAGGAGCTCGCCGGCATGATACCGGGAGCGAGAGAGGTGAACGGCAGCAGCGAGGATCGGAAAGAGGTCCTCGAATGGTTCGATCAGGCCGGACCGGGCGCGGTGCTCTGCAATGCGATGTTGCTGACAGAAGGCTGGGACTGTCCATCGTGCGACTGCGTGGTCGTGCTACGGCCGACGAAGATCCGAAGCCTGTACGCCCAGATGATCGGGCGCGGCACGAGGTTGAGTCCGGGCAAGGACAATCTGCTGATCCTCGATTTTCTGTGGCTGACGCAGAAGCATAATCTCTGCAAGCCGGCATCACTCGTGACGGACAACGAAGAGGACATCGAGACAGTAACGAGGTCGTCCGCAGAAGACGAAGAGATCGATCTGTTCGGAGCTGCGTCGGATGCTGAGGAGGCGAGACGGAGAGCACTCGCGCGGGAGCTTGAAAAGCAGATCAAGAAGAAGTCGAAGCTGGTCAACCCGATCGAATTATTCGATATCCTTGGCGACATCGGTCTGGCAGACTACGAGCCATCATTCCAGTGGGAAGAAGCAGAGGCGTCCCAGAAGCAGATCCAGACACTCAACAATTTTGGCATCGACGCTGACGGGATCACGAAGGGATACGCGTCGGCGATCCTTGACAGGGTGATCACCAGATCAAAGAGCGGACTCGCGACGATCAAGCAGGTCAAGTGCCTGAAGCGATTCGGGTATGAGCCGCAGGGATGGACGTTTGAACAGGCATCGAAGAAGATCACGGCACTGGCCGCAGTAGGGTGGAAGAGGTGGAAACTCCATGATTGATTACGATCTGCTGAACGCGATCCCGCCTGACTGCAGCTACAATGACTGGCTCCAGGTCGGCATGGCGCTGAAACACGAAGGCGCTGACGTATCTGTCTGGGATAACTGGAGCCGCAGCGGATCCAAGTACCGAAACGGCGAATGTCAGCGGAAATGGGCATCCTTTAAAAGCGAGGGTGTCACCGGAGGAACACTGTACTACATCGCGGAAAGCTACGGATACAGGCCAAAGATGACCACGGAAGTGTATGACCTTCACAATCTGCTTCTGGATGAGGTCATCGTCGATCAGTCTTTCATTGACCGCGAACGCATACCGGGAGTGCCGGAGAACTATAACGCGAAGGGCGAGATGCTCGAATATTTCAAAGCGCTCTTCCATGAGGATGACTTCGTCGGGTACTGCGTTAAGTTCCGTGATGACAAGGACGGCAGGCTGAAACCGGCTGAGACCATGTATCGGCGCACGGCCGGGGACATCATAAAGAAGCTCCAGACCGGCACAATCACGGACGCGATCGGGACGCTGGACAGCAGAGCCGGCGCTTATGTACGGTTCAATCCGCTCGATGGCGAAGGCGAAAACAACAAAAACGTTACGCGGTGGGACTACTGCCTAGTCGAATCCGACGAGGATGACATTGAGAAACAGTACAGCCTGTACAAGGCCATGAACCTGCCGATCCGCTTTCTAGTCCACTCCGGCAGCAAGAGTCTGCACGCCATCGTCAAGATCGACGCGGATAACCCGCAGCAATACCGGACACGTGTCAGGGAACTGTACGAATTCTGCAAAAAGAACGGGCTCCATCCTGACGAACAGGACAAGAACGAATCTAGGTTCAGCCGCCTTCCCGGCGTCCAGCGCAATGGCAAATGGCAATACATCGTTGAGCGTGACATCGGTGCGAGATCCTACGATGAATGGATTGACTGGAGACAGACACAGGTGGACGACCTTCCGCCTGAAGACAATCTCGAAGCTATCTGGAACGAGCTGCCGCCGCTCAGGGACGAACTGATCCCTGGCGTGCTCCGGACAGGGCACAAGATGCTGGTCGCGGGACCGAGTAAAGCCGGAAAGAGTTTCCTGCTGATCAATCTCGCGGTTTCCATTGCGGAAGGTATCGACTGGATCGGCATGAAGTGCAAACAGGGAAAAGTCGTCTATGTCAATCTGGAACTGGACCGTGCGAGCTGCCTGCACCGGGTAAAAGAGATCTATGAAAAACGCGGACTGAGCCCTGACAACCTGAAGAACATTCGGATCTGGAACCTAAGAGGAAAGGGCAAACCGATGGACAAGCTCGCGCCGATCCTGATCCACCGATACAAAGACGCCGATCTGGCTGCCATCATCATCGACCCGATCTATAAGGTCATCACCGGAGATGAGAACAATGCCACCGAGATGAGCAACTTCTGCAGTTATTTTGACCAGGTGGCCACCGAGACGGGCGCGTCGATCATCTACTGTCATCACCATTCCAAGGGCGCGTCAGGAAAATACGCAAACGCTGCTGACAGGTCTTCCGGTTCGGGAGTCTTCGCACGGGATCCGGACGCTATCGTGGATATGCGGGAGCTGCGTGTCGACGGCTTGACGGACAAATACCGGAAAGATCATCCGAACGCGAACACAGTTCTCACAGCTTGGGAGATTTCGACAACACTGCGTGAGTTTCCTCCGACAAATCCCTTCCGGATCTGGTTCGATCATCCGATCCATGAGCCCGATCCGGGCAACTATCTGGCCGTGGCGACATACAACGACTCCGGCGATAAGGGCATCGGATCTGACCAGAAAGGAAAGACGGACTGGTTCCAGACAGTGGAAGATCTGCTCGCGATCAGTTCGGACACTGCAGTCACGCTGGAAGCGGTCGGGATCACAGAAGGAAATGCGAAGAGCAAGTTCGGAAAAAGTACGGATTTCGAGGTAGCGACGATCGACGGGACAAAAGTGGTACATAAGCGGAACGAGAACGAAATCGCGTTTGGAGGCACCAGATACAAGCGCGGGAAAGGACGCGAGTGGTTGAAAGTTGAAAGTTGAAAAACCCTTATATAGTTAGTAACTGTAACTATCAACCCATCACTATGCAATGTTACTCCCCTGCGGGGGAATGGATTCTCCCCCGCGGGAGTGACCTTGTCATAGCGATCTGAATGGCGCGAGAAAAAAATGACCGAGACACAAGAGCAAAAGCAACTGATCCAGTGGTGCAGAACTGATCCGAGATTTCAGTTCCTGTTTCATATCCCGAACGAGAGCGTCGGCGGGCAGGGATGGCTCGTCCGCAATCGGCAGATGGGAGTCAAGGCAGGCGTACCGGACATGTTCTATCCGGTCCCGATGGGAGGCTATCACGGGATGTTCATTGAGATGAAAGCCGAGCACGGACGGACAAGCCGCGATCAGGAACGATGGATCCAGGCACTGACCGACTTCGGGTACAAGTGCGTAATCGCCCGAGGATGGAAGGCAGCAAAAAGAGCATTGGAGGAGTATCTGGATGGAAAGCCCATGCAAAGAGTGTGAGGACCGTACTGTGACGCCGAACTGCCACGACCACTGCATCGCATATAAGAGATGGCAGGCGGAACGGCATAAGGCATTTGAGCGTAAGAGAGAATTTATGATCCAGCTGCACGATGTACAAGTATCGGATGCGGCGCACTATGGGAGGAGGAGAACTGTTGACGGAAGATATTAAAGAGATTGCGAAGTATCACGGAACCTATGAGCAGCTGTCCGTACTGCAGGAAGAGTGTGCGGAGCTGATCCATGCGGTCAGCAAGCTGCTGAGAGCAAAGCGGAACGGAGACGTCGGCACAAACGATGCCATCATGGTGCGGATCACGGAGGAGATCGCCGACATCGAGATCATGATCGATCAGGCTGTTTTCCTGACAGGGATCAGCCGCGAAGACATCGACAGTATGAAAAAGTATAAGATCGCAAGGGAAATCGGGAGGATCAGACATGACAGTCAAAGACGTAATTGAAAGCGGAATCGTCAACGAGTTTGACAAGGTAACTATCAAGAAGTCCGTCACGGGACCGCTGTGGCGCGTCAGGAACGCAGAGATGCACACGGACGCAATCATGGACGAATCTGTTTATTCCATGTCGTGGGTGAGCGGTTACGGATGGACCTTTAACCTCGATCGAGAGGTGGCGCAGTGAGCGAGGAGACGAGGAAAGTGCTTCAGGAACTGGTTGCGGAATGGTGGGACGGTAAGGACGTGACAAAATTATTGATCCTGACACTGGAGCACGCACTTGTACAGGAGGAAAAGAAAGTGATCAAGAAACAGGTAATCGTAACATGGTACACGCCGGACGAAAAACTGCCGGAGAACGACAACTTCGTGATAGCGACGATCTCCGGAGCCGTATCGGATAATGTCACGTACGACCACGGCTTCGCAATCGGAAACTACTGCGATGACGAAGGATGGTGGTTCGAGTGTACGGATCTGGCGCATATTGACGGCATCACGGTTCATGCGTGGTGTGATCTGGAGGTGTATGAGGGCTGAGTCATGATGAAGGTAAAAGATTTACTTGATGCGATTGATTATAACCGTGAGTCAGATCATGAAATCATTGAGATCTGTAGATGCGGCGGAGAGTGGGACGAAGTAGACACAGCCGTAACATCATCTACACTCTTATTGCCACTGTACACTGCCAATATAAAGTGCATGGAAGCGACTGCGGCGAATATTATCCGAATCGACATTGATTGGGATGAACTGAACGAGCGTACTGGTTTTTATAACTGGGATGACAATAAATCTGGGGGTTAATCATGAAAAGTACAGAGGAGATCAGGAAGGAAATGAAAGAGTGGCTGTATGACGAGGACACGGGTTGTGTCATGTGTCGGTGTCCGGACTGCGGCGGCCGCTTGCTGATCGGGCAGTACACCTACTGGAATCCGTACCGATACTGTCCGTACTGCGGCGAGAGACTTATGGAGGGACGGATCACTGCGAAGCGGGTTCAGGTGTACAACCTGATGAGCGCGGAAGAAGAGGAGAGAGTGAGGGAAGAACACATGAAAGAAATCTGCAAGAACTGTGCACACTGCAAACCATCATACAAGGGCGGCGTGTGCGAGATCAGCAAAAAGAAAGTCAAGCTGTCGGCGACGTGCGAGTCATGGAGGGCGAAATCATGATCACATTGCGAGACCTGTTCCAGGTCACATGGGACATCACCGAGCTGGACATCACCGCACGGGAGCCGGACACAACACAGTATGTGCACAGGTGGATATTTGGTGAGGATATCTCCAAGCCGGTCCACATCCGGTACGAGCAAGAAGCGGGGCGGCTGTCGATCGTCGAAAAGAAGATCAACGCGCACGGCGGCGGCGAAATTGCATGGGGCGTAAAAGAGAAGCTGCTGCCTGCGGACCTGATCGACGCGCCGGTCACACATTTGAGGCTGACCAGACGGTGTCAGGGCAATGGAACAACGTGTGCGGTGGACATCGAACTGAGCAAGCTGACGGCGGCGAAGTACATCATAAAGCATGAGGAGGACGGCTATGACGAATGAACAGGCGATCCGGATCCTCCGCGATCTGAAGGAATGTCAGCGGCTCCGTACGGCAAGGTGGGACGGATGCGAAAGAAACTGCTTCACGTGCCTGCTCGGTCACGGAGCGGGCGAGATAAGAGAGGCATGGGACGCGGCGATTGAGGCGCTGGGAGGTGAAAACGATGAGACTGATTGACGCAGACGCGCTCTGGATGGATGTTATCCACCGGATGGACTACTGTGACGATATTCTGGAAATGATCGAGGCGATGCCGACAGTGGAGCCGGAACAGAAGTGGATTCCGTGCTGGAAAGAGATGCCGGAAGAAGGTCAAATATGCATTGTGTGCGATAAGGGGGTCATTGGTATTGATAAATTTATCGGTCATGGAATTCCGTATAACTGGACGACGTATGTAGGAAATTACGAGGCATGGCTGCCCCTGCCGGAGCCGTATCAGGAAGAAGGTGAAAGTTATGCTATGTAAAGACTGTCCACACTTCCACATCGACTATCCGCCGATAAAAGGCGTGGACTTCGGGCGGGCATCGTGTGACAAGTACGATCTGATTACTGATTTTTTGGACAAGCGGAAATTCAAGACGCTGAAGTGTGTGGAAGAGGAGAGCGAGTGATGAAGTGGGTTTATGATGGTTATACAAAAGTCAAAATTGGAAGTGGTAGACATGCGAAGTTTGTTGAGAACCACATCTATAAATGTCCTGATTGCGGATGGTCAGTCAGAGTTGAGGGGTCGCAAAAACCGCCGAGATTCTGCCAAAATTGCCGGAAAGATATGAAGGAGAGCGAGTGATGACGAATCAGGAAGCGATTTCAGTATTAGAATCGATCAACGCAAAAAATTATTTTTTGATTAACGATGATGCCAGAGCGGAAGCGTTTGACATGGCAATCTCAGCACTTGAGGCACAGGATGCTCCCGACACAAATGTCGGTAACAGTAAGTACACGGTAAGCGCAACGGCAGTAGAAGAAATGCTCAAGGATCTGCTCCCAGAGAGAGGAATGTGGGAAATAGAAGGAGATGAAGCGAAAAACGCCGTGTGCGAAACAGTACGCGATGCTCTCGAAGGACTGTGGAAACTGCCATCCGCACAGCCAGATAACAGGCTTTCTAAAATAGCTGAACTTGTGGAAGGGACAATTGACCATTTTGATTTGGATGATGCGATGGACTTGCTTTATCAGATAAAAGAGGTGTTGAAATGAATGATACGATCAGCAGACGAGCGGCGATTGATTTGGTGTCTTATTCCATAGAACTTTGTAATAAGGCACTTGACTCTATAACTCTTGGTGGAAGAGACAGATATGCGGTAGAAGTGGAGCGCAATTCATTATTAAAGTTGAAGGATGACATCAAGCTATTACCGTCCGCACAGCCAGAAACGCACTGGACGGACAGAAAAGTAGTCGAGTATCCGTTAGTGGATTTGCAGAGCATGAGATGTGCAAATTGCGAGCGATATTATACGACTCCTTACTTGTATTACATATCGGAGCCAAATTTCTGCCCACATTGTGGTGCGGCAACGAAAGGATTGAAAAGCAATGGGTGATCTGGTATATAGGGAATCCGCACGAAGGATCATTGACAGTCCGAGGAGTAAGAGGCAGATGCTTGCAATCCTGAACAGCCTACCGCCAGAGCCATCCATACCGATATCGTGGATAGAAGAGCAGATCAAGCGGATCAAGAGCGCGGATAATATGTTTGCGGAACTAACAGCGATGAATATAGAGATTTTGTTGAAGAGGTGGCAGAATGAATCTGATTGAGAGCCAGGCTGCAATTGATGCGGTATACGATGCGTTTAGTTACGCATATTGTGACAACTGCGAAAAAGAGTTAGACGAGGATTTGTGTGGTGATTGTCACAGGAAATACCAAAACTGGTCTGCATCTAAAAAGACTGTTGAGAAAGTAATTAACGCACTGCCGTCCGTACAGTCTGAAATCATCCAGTGCAAGGACTGCAAATTTTCTCACATGACTATAAATGGCGAATGTAAGTATTGCGACATCTGGTTCCCGGATGAAAAGTGCTACATGAGTGGGGATTATTATTGCGGATCGGCAGAAAGGCGGGAAGAATGATTTATGTGCTAAAGGATGAAGACGATGCAATTACTGGGGGTGTTGATACGAAACATATCATTTGTTTTTTTTATGATGGCACATCGCCCGATTATAATCCTCGTTACATACTCAAATTGACATGGGGACACGATTTAAATGTTAGTGCGTTAGATATGCAACATATTTTGTCTGCGATGAAGAATGAGGCTAATAATGCAGAAAGGCGGGAAGAATGAAAAGCGAAGAAATTAAGAAAGTGTTGGAAAATCACAAACACTGGATAAACGAAGACGTTGATGATTGGGCGAATATGAGAGCCGACCTGCGCGGAGCCGACCTGCGCGGAGCCAACCTGCGCGGAGCCGACCTGCGCGGAGCCGACCTGCGCGGAGCCGGTCTGTGCGGAACCAACCTGTGCGGAGCCAACCTGCGCGGAGCCAACCTGTGCGGAGCCAACCTGCGCGGAGCCGACCTGCGCGGAGCCGGTCTGTGCGGAACCAACCTGCGCG